ATTAGCTGCTGCGAATTCTAATACAGCTACAAGACATATATTACAATCTGGGTTATTTTTAACTGCAGAAGTTGCGGAATGTTTATCACTTAGAATATCTGATATCATAGAGTATTCACCGACTAAAGATGCTTTTATACAAGCTATTGGAGCTCATAATGTTGCTACGTTAGAAGAGATGAGCAATTTACATTTATATGATTTTGGTATATTTATAGATTTAATGCCCGATGAAGAAGAGAAAATGTTATTAGAAAATAATATACAACAAGCGCTAGCTCAACAAAGCATAGAATTAGAAGACGCTATTGACGTTAGAGAAATAAAAAATATTAAATTAGCAAATCAAGTTTTGAAGTTGAGGAGAATAAAGAAACAAGAAAAAGATCAAATTCTACAACAACAAAACATACAAGCTCAAGCAGAAGCTAATATGCAAACCCAACAAGCGTCGGCTGAACTAGAGGTTCAAAAAAACCAAGCTAAAACTCAGGCTGATGCTGAATTAGAGCAAATAAAAGGTCAAATGGAATCTCAAAAAATGGAGCAAGAAGTAATGCATAAAAAAGAATTAATGGAATTAGAGTTTATGTATAACATGCAATTAAAGGGCATAGAAACTGATGGGCAAAAAACTAAAGAGAAAGAAAAAGAAGATCGTAAAGATGAAAGAACGAGGATACAAGCATCACAGCAGAGCGAGTTGATTGAACAAAGAAATAGTGGCAAACCACCTAAAAACTTTGAATCCGCAGGTAATGATATACTTAGCGGAGATTTCGATTTAGGTGCGTTTGATCCAAGATAAATTTTTATTAACTATTATTATATTATATTATGGCAAAAAAGAAAAAAGAAAAAGTAGTTGAAAAAACTACAAATGAAAACATTGAAACAAAAATGGCTACAGAAGATGGCAAATTAAAAGTAAAGAAAAAACTATCAATGAAAAAATTAGTTCAAGAAGATGAACCTATTAAAATTGATTTAAGTAAACCACCAAAAGTAGAAGAAAGTGACAAGCCAGTTGATACCAAAAAAAATGAGGATGTTCAAGAAGAGGTTGTTGACGAATCTACAGAAGAAAATGCTGAAACACCTGTTTTAGAAGAGATTACAGATGAAAAAGTAGAAGAAACAGTTGAAAAACTAGAAGAACAGGTTGAAGAAGCTGTAACTCAAGCTGAAGCAGCAGGTAAACCAATTCCTGAAAATATCCAAAAACTAATGGATTTTATGGAAGACACTGGTGGTGATTTAAATGACTATGTTAAACTTAATCAAGATTATAGTAAATTAGAAAATCAAGATTTATTATTTGAACATTATAAACAGACAAAACCTCATTTAAATACAGAAGAAATTAACTTCCTTATGGAAGATCAATTCTCTTACGACGAAGAAGTTGACGACGAAAGAGATATACGTAGAAAGAAATTAGCGTTAAAAGAGCAAGTTGCCAGCGCTAAAGCTCAATTGGAAGAGAACAAATCCAAATACTATGAAGATATCAAAGCCGGGAGTAAGTTGACTCCAAAGCAACAAAAGGCTATGGATTTCTTTAATAGATACAACAAAGAATCTGAAGAAAATCAGAAAATAGTTGACGCACAAACTAATAGTTTTTTAAGTAAAACAGATCAAGTTTTTAACAATAAGTTTAAAGGATTTGAGTATAATGTTGGAGATAAGAAATTTAGGTTTAACGTAAAAGAAGCTGGAAAGATTAAAGAAACACAAAGCGACATCAATAATTTTGTCAAAAAGTTTTTGAACAAAGAAAGTATGATGGAAGACGCTAAAGGTTATCATAAATCTTTATTTACAGCTATGAACGCGGATACTATTGCAAACCATTTTTACGAGCAGGGCAAGGCAGATGCTATGAAAAGTAGTGTTGCTAAGGCCAAAAACGTGAACATGAATCCTAGACAATCACATGGACAGATTGAAGCCAGTGGTTTAAAGTTCAAAGTAATAGGTGATGATTCTTCTGATTTTAAGTTTAAAATTAAACAAAAATAATAATTTAAAATTACAAAATTATGGCAATTACAGCAGGTGGTTCGTTAAACCTAGTGCCTGGGGCGATTCAGGGTGAAACACTTAATACGAACTATCTAGACTTTGCGTCCGGTGCAGGTGCAACCTGGGCGGAGCAATACTTACCTGAGGTGATGGAAAAAGAAGCTGAAGTTTTCGGTAACAGGACAGTTTCAGGATTCTTATCTCAAGTAGGTGCAGAAGAGGCTATGGCCTCAGACCAAGTAATCTGGTCAGAACAAGGAAGATTACATTTAGCTTACACAGCAGACGTTACTAGCCTAACAGCTGGTGCAACGGTATCTGGTGGTAGGTTAACAATTGCAGATCATATTGACACTAACGCAGCTTATGTTGCTAACACACACGGTATACGACCTGGTGATACAGTTCTTGTAGCTACAACAGCTGGTACTACTAAGTGTTATGTTACAGATGCAGCTAACGGTTCTGATGTTATAGACGTTGCTCCTTATACTCAAACTGATTTAGGTACTACAGTAGTACACGCGACTGGAACAGGGAACGCGAGAGTATTCGTTTATGGTTCTGAATTCGTTAAAGGTGCAGCTGGTAGAACTATGTCTAACATAGCGTCTCATTTAACTTACAGTAACAAACCAATTATCTTAAAAGATTATTACGAGGTATCTGGATCTGATTCAGCTCAAATTGGTTGGGTTGAAGTAAGTGGAGAAGATGGACAATCTGGTTATTTCTGGTATTTAAAATCCGCTGGAGAAACTAGAAGTCGTTTTTCAGATTATTTAGAAACAGCTATGCTTGAAGGTGAATTAGTAGGTGCAGCAGGTTACGCGACCGCTGTTGGTAATACTTTAGTTGACGGTGCTCTTGCTGGAGCTGGTACTGAAAGTGGTACAGAGGGTTTATTCGCAGCAGTTAGAGAGAGAGGGAACGCATCAGGTGGTATTACACAAGCCGCTGGCGCGCCAGCTAATTTAGCTGAATTCGATGCGATCTTAGCCGAGTTTGATTCTCAGGGAGGTATTGAAGAAAATATGTTGTTTTTAGAAAGAGACGCAAGTTTAGCTATTGACGATATGTTAGCCACTATGTGGGGTAACTCATCAACTGGTAGTACTTCTTATGGGGTATTTAACAACTCAGAAGATATGGCACTTAACTTAGGTTTCTCTGGATTCCGTAGAGGTTCTTATGATTTCTACAAATCAGATATGAAATATCTAAACCAGAAAGACACTAGAGGCGCTATCAATGCAATAGCTACCGGAACAACAGGTGAGATTAGAGGAGTTTTTGTCCCAGCTGGCGTATCTTCAGTTTATGACCAATCATTAGGAAAGAACTTAAAAAGACCTTTCTTACATATTCGTTATAGAGCTTCACAAGCAGATAACAGAAAGTATAAATCTTGGGTTGTAGGATCTGTAGGATCAGCAACTAGCGGTAATGACGCTATGGAAATGCATTTCTTATCAGAGAGATGTTTAGTTACACAAGGTGCAAATAACTTTATGTTATTGAACTAAGTATTTATTTTTAAAAGAGGGTGGAGCTTAGTCTCCACTCCCTTTTATTTTTATTAATTTTATTATATATTATATTATGGCAAAGAAAACAAAAAAAATTGAGGTGGAAGAACCTCAAGTTCAAGATGTGGTAGAAACACCACCGGTTGTAGAACAACCAAAGACTAATGTGGAATTAAATATACCGATTCCATCAAAAAATACGGTATCCAACTTTATAGACGGTTGGGAGATCAAAGATAGAACATATTACTTAGTAGGTAAAAGTAGACCTTTAGCTAGGATATTAAAAGGTAGTAATCTATATTGGTTTGATCCAGAAAAAGGATACGAGAGAGAGTTAAAATATTGTGAAAATCAACAAACGTGTTTTGTTGATGAGATGAAAGGTGACCAAAGAATGTCACACATTATTTTTAGAGGCGGGGTATTACATTTAGAAAAAGAAAAAACAGTTTTACAAAAACTTTTATCTTTATACCATCCTCAAAAAGATAAAATGTACTATGAACATGAACCAGCAGTAGAAGCCGCTTCAGAAATAGACATATTAGAAACAGAGATAGCAGCGTTAAACGCGGCCCAAAATCTAGATATCGATATAGCTGAAGCTGTTATGAGAGTAGAAGTTGGTTCTAAGGTATCAGAAATGAGTTCTAAGGAACTTAAACGTGATTTGTTACTTTATGCTAAAAAGAATCCGAAACTGTTTTTAGAATTAGTAAATGATGAGAATGTTGTTCTTAGAAATTTTGGTATTAAAGCAACAGAATTAAACATAATACAATTATCTAGTGACCAAAGAACATTTACTTGGGGTTCTAATAATAGGAAACTAATGAATGTTCCGTTTGATGAGCATCCTTATTCAGCTTTAGCCTCTTGGTTTAAGACTGACGAAGGAATGGAGATTTATTCAAATATAGAAAAACGATTAAATTCGTAATCAACTTGTAGTAAGCGATCGCCCTACGGGGCGATTGCATAACTACATAAAAATACAATTAAATGAAATCAAAAGGATTAGGCGATACAATAGAAAAATTTACAAAAGCAACAGGTATAAAATCTTTTACGAACTTTTTGCATTCTAATGGATTAATAAAAGATTGTGGCTGTAATAAAAGGAAAGAAGCTTTAAATAAAGCTATTCCATATAAAATAAAAAATAAATAATGGTAAATATAGATACTGTATATCAAAGAGTTTTAGCTATAGCTAATAAAGAGCAAAGAGGATATATAACTCCTCAAGAGTTTAATTTATTTGCTAATCAAGCACAAATGGACATATTTGAACAGTATTTCTATGATGTAAACCAATTTAGTAGGGCGCCTGGGAATGAAACGGAATACTCAGATATATTAGATCTTCTAAATGAAAAGATAGATATGTTTCAGATTAGAGGAGCAATACTTCCCGCTAGTCAAACTTTACCAACAAACCTGTATAGATTGGGAGGTATATTTGTTATACAAAGTGGAGTTACAAATGAAGCGGAAAGAGTAAATGAAAAAGATTGGTCTTATATTCAAAATTCTCCGTTAATGCAACCAAAAAACAATAGACCTATTTATATACCTAATGGAAATGGAATGGTGATAGTAATAGGACATAACCCATTAACTGGAGTTCCTCAGCAGATAACAGGAACTGGTTCAGTTACTTGTAATTATATAAAAAAACCAAACACGGTAGATTGGGCATATGTAGTAGTAAATGGTTATGCACAGCACAACGGCACAACACCGCCAACAGTACACTTTGAATTACATGAATCGGAAGAAACGAACTTAGTTTTAAAAATACTACAACTATCTGGTTTAGTTATGAAAGACGTGGGTTTATATCAAGTGGCAGCTCAAGAGGAAGTAAAAGACATTCAACAAGAAAAACAATAAATAAATGGGATTATTCACAGGTACTCAACAACAATATTATAGTGGTGATAGGAGATCTTTTACCGGAGATGGTACAACAGTAA